CTCCCTGCAGGAGGTCGCCGTCTCGCTGCGCCCCTGGAAGTGCAAGGTCCGGCGCGGCCGCGAGCACTGCCACCTCTACCGCGACGGCCAGCGGAACCTCGCTGAGATCACGCGCCAGGAGCGCGAGCTGCTCGGCCCGGCACTCGACTGTGGTCGCTGGATGTTCGAGCGGTCGCTCTGCCCCCTCTTGGTGACGGAGCCGTGAGCCGACGCGACCTCGTGTACGCCGCGATGGCCGCCGACATGGGGCGCTCGCGGCGCGCGGACGATCCGCTCGCGCACTTCCAGCCGATCCAGTCGCACGGCGGCGGACAGGCCGGCTTCATCGAGTGCCTACTCGACGAGGCGTGGTACTCGGGCGCGAACCGCATCGGTAAGTCCGACGCGGGCGCGGTGTGGGGGTCGAGCTTCGCGCGCTTCGGCAACCCGAACCCGAAGGCGAGCTACTGCAGCGAAGGCATCGTTCTCTACGACAAGGCCGTCTCGATTTGGGTCGTGTCGCCGACGTTCCCAATGTCGCGCGACATCATGCAGCCCAAGATGTTCGACAACGGCTACGTGCCGCCCGGCGCGCACAAGCCGTTCATCCCGCCGCACGAGATCAAGGCGAACGGCTGGAATGCTAGCAACAACGTCCTCCGGCTGAAGAACGGCAGCATCGTCGGCTTCAAGTCGTGCGACCAGGGCAACGACGCCTTCTACGGCACCGGCAAGGACGCCATCATCTTCGACGAGCCGCCCGTGGAGTCGGTCTACAACGAATGCACCATCCGCATCGAGGCCGGTCGCAAGCTCTACATCCGCGGCATGGCCACGCTGCTGCCCGAGGAAGGGCAGACCGTAGACAACATCGCCTGGCTGTTCGAGAAGAAGTTTGACCCGTGGCTGCGTGGCGAGAACCGCGACCGGCTAGGCGTCTTCACAGCGTCGATCTACGACAACCCGCACCTTCTGCCGGATGAGATCGCGCGGATGGAGTCCCTCTTCCCCGAGGGCTCGATCGAGCGGCGCATCCGCCTGAACGGCGAGCTGCTCCGCGTCGCCGGCGGCGTGCGCGCGTACCCCGGCTTCGACCGCCGGGTCCACGTCAACCCGGCGCTCGACCGCAAGCGGCACCTCGACTGGCGCCTGCCGCTCATGTGGTGCCTCGACTTCAACGTCGAGCCGATGGGCAGCACGGTGTGGCAGCTCCAGATGGAGCGCGGCTACCCGGTCTACCGCGGCATGCACGAGTTCACGATCGAGACGGACGCCGGCCCGCTGCAGATGGCCGAGGAGTTCCGCCGCGTGTTCCCCGCGCACGGCGCCGAAGTCTGGATGTACGGCGACTCCACCGGGAACAACCGGGGGCAGACCGGCCGCTCGAACTACGCGCTGCTCTACGAGGGTCTGCGCGGTGCGCCGCTCGCGATGCGAACGTTCGTCCCGCAGGTGAACCCGAACATCCAGGACCGCATCAACGCCGTGAACGTCCTGCTGCGTGACGCGCAGGGGCGCAGCCGCGTCGAAGTCGCGCCGTACATGGTCGAGACGATCGCGGACTTCGAGCAGGTGCTCCGCTCGAAGGACGGGAAGCTCAAGAAGACCACCAACAAGAAGGACCCCTACTTCCGCCGGACCAGCTGGTCGGACGGATTCGGGTACATGGCGGCATACCGAGAACCGGCTACGCGGGTCGCTGCGAGCCATCGGCCTGCCAGGCGAATGAAACAGCCTGGGTATCAGTTCGGAGGCTAACCGATGGCAGACGTGAATCCGCAGAAGCATCCGCTCCTCTCCTACGACCAGGAGGGGAGGCTCGACAGCGAGAACAACATCCTCGACGCGATCGAGGTGTACCGCCAGATGGCGCAGACGGCGCGACAGACGCGCGCCAATCGCAACCGGGAGAATTGGGACTTCTACCACGGGCGGCAGGACTGGTCGCACAAGATGAAGCACCAGTCCAAGGACTTCATGCCCGACTTCCCGATGGCGATGGAGCGCATCGCGCTGACGTTCGCGCAGCCCTTCGCCGAGAACGAGGACTGGTTCGATGTGGTGAACATCGGGCTCGGCCCGGCGGCGTTCGATCCCGTCACCATCCGCCGGCTGCTCCAGTTCTACCTGAACCGCCTCTACACCCCTGGTGAGCAGGTGGACACCGCGCGCCCGTTCTCGATCGTGATGTTCGACGCCGCGAAGCTCGCGTCGCTCGAAGCCATCGCGACGTTCAAGGTCTACGCGAAGCTCTGCAACCGTTTCCAGTACATGCTGGAGAGCGGGAACCCGCTCGGGGAGTACGAGTCCGACTACTCGCAGCTCGACATGACGGTGCAGCAGGTCGAAGTGCCGACGCTGCGCCTCGCGATCGACCTCATCCCGTGGGAGGACCACTTCCCCGATCCGACCGGGCAGGGCCTCTTCGACATCCACGAGAAGTCGGTCACGTTCGCCGGGCTCCGCGACAATCCCGATTACGTTGAGAAGGTGATCGAGCAGCTCGCGACCCAGCGCGGCGGCTCGGGCACGATCCTCGGGACGACGCCGGAGTTCGAGAAGCGCCGGCGTAGCGACCAGGACGACGCCGGCAACCTCGCGACGATGCCGCGCATCCGCGAGTGCTGGGGCGATGTGATCGACCTGCGTGACGGCAGGGTCTACCTGCGCAATTCGCTCTGCACCGTCACGACCACCAAACAGTTCCTCCGCGAGCCGACCCCGAATCCGCTGTGGCACGGCCGACGCATCTTCGTGCAGGTCCCGATCATCCCGGTGCCGCTCAGCGAGACGCACAAGGCCATCGCCGACCACGCGGTGCCCGTCGCTCGCGCCATGAACGAGCTGGACAACCTCATGCTCGACGGCGCGATCAGCTCCGTGTGGGGTATCCGGCAGATTCGCGCTGAGCTGCTGGAGAACCCCGAGGAAATCGACGACGGCGTGCCGCAGGGGTACACCGGCAAGCTCAAGGATGGCGCGCCCGAGGGCGCGAAGTTCCTGGAGCGGATCGACGACAAGGGCACCGTGCCGGCGGAAGCGGGCTCGATGATGGTGCAGAAGCAGTCGCAGTTCCAGACGGCGACCGCGCTGCCCGATACCTCGCAGGGCAACATCCCGAAGAAGGACGTGACGGCGACGGAGACGCAGCTCGTCTCGCAGGCGTCGCAGGGTTTGTTCAGCGGCCTCGCGACCTTCGTCGAGAAGCGGCTGAACGGCGTGCTCGAACTCGCGTGGCTCACGCTGTGGCAGTACGCCGACGACTTCATGGAGCCCGAGGTCGTGCAGATCATCGGGCCGGAGCGCGCTCTCGTGCTGCAGTCGATGCCGGCGGCCGAGCGCTTCGTGATGATGGCGCAGGCGGTGCGCTTCGACATCAAGGGCCTGCGGCAGCTCGCGCAGAGCCAGGAAGTGTTCGCGCGCCTCACGACGTTCCTGCAGAGCCTCGGCGTCAACCCGGCGTTCCTGATGGCCTTCGACTCCAAGTACGACATCGTGCCGTACATGGAGGACATGATGAAGGCGATGCGGCTGTCGCCCGAGCGCTACGAGAAGAAGGTCGTCAACGGCGTGCCGCAGGGCTACTCCATTCCGCCGGCGGACGCTGGGGTCGCGTCGCCTGACGCGGGACCGTCGCCGGCCGGCGGCATCACCGCCGCGCAGTCCCCTGGTGGCGGCACTCCTGGCGCGCCGCAGTCGGCGCCCGGCACCAAGGGCACCGGCACGGTCGGCAGCGAGATCGAAGGTCAGATGACGAAGACGAACCCAGGCGGGTTCCGAGGAGGGCAGCTCTGATGCCGAATCCGTTTGCATCCAGGAACAAGGCGCTGCGCGACGCCGCCGACATGGCCGACGAGCGTGGCGTGTACCGGCCGGTGGCCGCTCCTGCGGCACCCGTCGCGCGCAAACCGACCGAGTGGTCCGGCCGCACCGAGGCCGAGATCGGCGCTGGCTACAAGCGGCTCGCGCCGGCGGCAGCTCCGGCTCCGAGTGATGCGGAGAAGGAAGCCGAGCGGAAGCGCAAGGCGTCCACCGGCAAGGTCATCACGAACGCGGACCTCTGATGCCAGTCTCACGCGGACAGAAGGGCGTCGAGCAGGAGATGCACAAGTTCAAGTTCGGTGAGCTGCTCTCCGGCTCGAAGACGGGACCAGTCGTCACGAACCGCAAGCAGGCCGTTGCCATCGCGATGAGCGAAGCGGGCCTGAGCCGCAAGAACAAGCGGCGGAGGAAGAAGTAAATGGCAGGGCATAAGACGAAGAAGCTCGGGCCGAGCGTACCCGGGATGCCGGCGATGGTCGAGATGGACAAGCGGAAGCCCCGCAGCCGTCTCAGCCTCAACCTCGATCGCGAGCACGGGCACGCGATGCCCGGCGTGAAGATCGGCCAGAACCACAAGATGACGGTGCGCGGGCGCGTCGCCTCGCTCTCGTCCGACGAGTACGGGCACCGGGTCGAGCTGGACGTGCGTCCCCAGGACATCGAGCACGGCGAGGACGACGAGCCGCAGTCGCTCACCCGCGCGATGAAGCGCCGCAACCGCCACATGCGGAGCGGCAGGTTCACCGCGTGAAGCCGCGCTCGAACGACTGGTGGTACGGCGCGAGCGCGTGCTTCCCGAAGGCGATCGAGTGGCAGGTGTGGTTCGAGTACCACAAGGACAAGTACGACGCCTCGCAGCCGATCGAGAAGTTCGTCGTGGACGCTTCGATGAAGCTGCAGCAGACGTTCGTGAAGCTCGCGCAGGCTGTCCGCAAGAACGACGGCTGGACCCGGCTCTACACGGAGGGTGAGATGAAGAACATCCTGGACATCACCGGCGAGGCCGAGGCGTGGTTCAAGCGCAACTGCCAGCGCGAGGACCAGCTCAAGGCGCTCGACCCGCGGCTCGTCTTCATCGTGAAGGCGCTCGAAGGCGGCTACGCGGTCGCGTCCGCACTCGCCGCCGAGCAGGACCAGATCAACCGCAAGGGCTACGTCCTGGTGGATATGAGCGCGGAGCACCGCGAGCTGAGCACCAGCCTGGCCGCGTCCTGAACTACCGAGCCATCTGGTAATCTGCATTCCCTGAGATGCCCGGTCCTTTCGAGAAACCAGCCGCGCCCGACGCCGATAAGGTCGTCTCCGCGCTGGAGAAGGGGCACCGGGCTCAGCAGATTCTCGGGCTCGGGGTCGCCGCCGACCTCGAACGCAGGGAGCGCGCGGTCTGGAAGCAGGCAAAAGACGAGCTGCGTGACGGCAAGCTGACTCAGGAGCGCGCCTTCATGCACGTCGCCTGCGCGAACGCTCTCGCGCGATACCGAGAGGAATTGGAAAGCGACATCACGGCCGCTCAGCGCGTGGCCAATCAGCTGCACGCCGAGCAGGCCGAGGACGAATCCACAGACGGGGACCAGTGAGCCCCGCCCAAGGAGAAAACTAACATGGCCACCCCCCGACAGAAGCTCACCGACGCCGACATCATGACCGGGTTCAACCCGGCCTTCGGAGTGACGGCGGAGGAGATCGAAGCCCAGGCAGACGCCGACAGTGCCGTCGAAGGCGCCGAGGCCGAGGGCGAATCCACCGAACAGCCGGACAACGACTCCGCCGAGGGCGCCTCTACTGCGCCCGAGGCTCCCGGCAACCTGGTGGACGTGAAGCTGGACGGCCGGACCCTCAAGGCGCCGAAGGACATCGCGGACGCATTCACCAGGGAGATCAACCGCAGGGACGGGACGCGAGGAGCAGAGTTGCAGACGCTCCGGGAACGCCTGGCCAACCTGGAGGGGCGCGTCACCGCGACGCCCGAGAAGCCTGAGACCGTAGTGACGCCGGAGCCGACGCTCCCCGACCCCGATCTCGCGATCGAGAACAAGGACGAGTACCAGCGCCGGCTTGATGTGTACATCGCACACAAGCAGGAGCAGCGGCTCTCCGCCCTTGCTCGGCAGCAGGACGAGGCGGACGCGGCGCGGCAGGCGGAAGAGGCGCGCGTCTCCGCATGGAAC